CGTACTCGTCTGGGCCGAACATGGCCTCCAGCTGCGCGATGGCCTGCTCGCCGCCGCCGTCGAACTCGCGGTGCTTGGGTATCGTCTTGACCTTGGGGAGCCTGTCGTAGCGCTCGTGCCAGTCCCATCCGGCGTCCCACGCCATCTTCCACAGGGTGTTCGCGGTTATCTCGCCCACCTCGTCAACCGAGTTGAACAGCTTGGTGGCGGCGCGCTCGTCGTAGTTGGCCGCGTCGATGCTGCACCAGGCGAGCCAGTCCTCCAGCGTGCCGCCAGCGGCCTTGAACGATATGCCGACGTTCTTCCACTTCTCGTAGCCGTAGTCCGACGCGTACAGCGTGTTGAGGGCGCTCGCGGCCTTGTAGGCGTTCGTCTTGCCGCCCTCGCCGTACAGCTGCACGTCCTCGGACGCCTCCTGGGCCCGCGCTCCCCACGTGTCCTTGAATCCCACGCGATCACCCGCCCAGCTTGTCGAGGATTTCGACCACGCGCCGCCCCGACTCCTCGGGAGTGCAGAAGCCGAACATCACGCCGTAGGCGCGGTGCATCGTCTCGCACGTCTTGGCGAGCGGCCCGCCCTTGTAGCGCACGGCCCTGCCGCCCTTGTTGCGCCTGTCGTACGACTCGTCGGACTCCTCCCACTCCGCCAGGTCGGCCAGGCACGTCACGCCGTCGGTGTTCTCCACCAGGATTACGAGCCGCGTCCCGAGCGACTGCGCCTTTCTGCACTCCCTGGCGAACCGCTCGTGGTCTTTCTTCAAGTCCATGGCGAGTTCCACTATGTCCTTCTTGGTGTCCACCGCGACGCTCGCCGGGCGCTGGTAGTCGCCGACGGGCAGCGCGCAGCGAACCACGCGCACGCCCGCCGACTCGAAGTAGTCGGCCTTCAGGCCGTGCTTGCCCTTCTGCTGCCGCGTGTCCTCTATCAGCGCGCCCATGCTAGAACGGCAAGTCCGCGTCGTACACGGAGCCTGCGCCCTGGGCGTCGGGCTGCGCTGGCCTGTCCTCGCGGCTGTCCTTCGGCTCGGGCATCACGAAGCGGTGGTTGCGCACGTCGCCGATCGTGGCGAACCCCTCGACGTTCATGCGCGCCCTGTCCTCGCCGTCGCGGTTCGTGTAGTCCTCGCGCTGCACGATGATGCCCACGAGCTTGCCGACGAGCGCCTTCTCGTCGTTGTCCCAGCGCGACAGGTCGAAGCCGTCGTTGCTGCCCTCGACGCAGTCCAGGAACTGCTTCATGAAGCGCGCCGCGCTGTCCTTGTAGCTGCGCACGAACTGGTGGGTGTACGGGCGCTCGTCGGTCTCGAAGAAGCCCTTGTGCTCGCCCTCGGCGATGTCGTAGGTGAAGCGCAGGTACTCCTTGCTCTCCACGTCCTCGACCGCCAGGATGCGCGCCACGTAGCCGCCCGCTGGCAGCATCCTGCTCGTGCCGGCTGCGCTCACGTCGTTCCAGTTGGTGTTCTTGTCCTTGAATCCCATGGTTAGTTCTCCTTCTCTTCCTTGAGCGGTTTCATGTCCCAGTAGTCGCGAATCGCCGTATCTACGGCCTTCAGGTCGTTGTCCATCACGTCCGGCAGCATGTCGATGGGCGCCTTCGCGGCGTTGAAGCCGTCGCCCTTGGTGACGAACACGTGCTCGCCGTCGTGGATGGTCGAGTACAGCACGATCGGGCACGCGCCCTCGATGCAGAACTTCTCGTCAATCATCTTGCCGACCGTGCGCGGCCTCACGCGCCCGTCGGGGTCGCGGTCGATGTGCATCATGAAGTACACGATGGTGTCGGCGTCCGTCTGCGTCGCGGCCTCGATGATGCCCTCGTAGTTCTTGGCGATTTCGGAGAACTTGGTGTAGCCGCCCTCCTTTATCCGCCTGAAGTTCTCAAGCTGCATCAGGTAGCCCGCGTCGTCTACCACGTAGGCGCGCCGCTTGTTGGCGCTGAACGCCTGGTGGATAGTCCCGTACATCGCGTGGTCGGCGCGCGGCAGCTTCTTGCGGAACGGCAGCGGCTTGCCCATCACGTTGAGGATCCCTATCTCGTCGGGCTCGAAGCTCCGCAGGCTGGTCGATTTGCCAGAGCCAGAATCCCCGAGCACGAGCACTGCTACTCCCATGGTTCGCCTCCTTGTTCTTCCCTGTAGTGGTCTAGCAGGCGCATGAAGTCGGCCTGCGTGTCCACGAACTCGTGGTGCCTGATGATGGAGAGCGCCGTGCGCGCTCCCCTGTAGAACGCGGCGCTGCCGCCCACGTCCCGCGCCGCCGCGATGTCGCGGTCGAGCACGGACAGCAGGCCGTCGAGGTCGTCGTGGTCGATGCGCGTGTTGGCGCGGAATACCCTGGCGAGCGTCATAGCCACCTCTCCTTCCACGCGTCGTAGCGCCACCCCTCGTCGTCCTCGGCGCAGTCCGCGTCGATTCGGTGGCCGCAGTTCGGGCAGTAGTTGACCTCCTCTTCGAGCGTCCAGCCGCATCCGCCGCACTCGACCTCGTCGGTCTTGCGGTTGTAGGCCAGCCCGACGGGTTCCTTGACCCGCTCGTGGAGCCTGCGGTTCTCGGCCAGCACGGCCTCGTAGTTGCGCGTGAAGGTGGCCATCTCGCGCTCGATTTTCTGCAGCTGCTTGACCTTCGCCTGGTAGGCGTCCACCGCGTCGTCGCGCTGGCGCGTAAGCTCGCGCTCGCGCACGTGCGACTCGCGGAGGTCGGCCATGAGCGACTGGGCGAGAGCGCCGTCCCTGGACAGAGGCCTGCGCGGTTTCGGCCTGTTTCGCGTCCTCATTGCTCCACCTCCCAGTAGCCCCTGAACACGGGGAGCTTCACGATGTAGTCGGCGGGGTTCGCATCAAGCTCGCGCTTGGTCATCGACCTGAAGCACGACAGAGCTTCGTCGTACGTGTCGAACGCCACGAAGACTTCGCCCCACGGCGTTGACCTCAGTGCGTAGACCTTCTTGAAATCGTTCACGCTTTCTACCATCCGAAAATCGCCTCCAAGAAGAACATGACCAGGAACCCGCCGCCCAGGGCTATCTCCATGGCCCTGCACTCGGCGCGCGTCCAGGCGCGGTTTGCTATACTGTGGGCGTCCCTGTGACTGGTGGACACCCTGGCGCGTTCGCAGTTGCCGCTGCGGCGCGCCGCCTTGCTTTTCTCGGTCATCTCTTGACCTCCTGTAACGATTCGAAGTAATCCGGCAGCGCCGCCACTTGCAGCAGGCGCTTGTTACCGACCTTCAGGTACGGCGGCGGGTTGCGGCCGTTGAGCAGGTCGCGCATGAACTTCACGCCCACGCCGACGTACTCGGCGGCTTCCTCGGCCGTCATGTAGAGCTTGTCCATCTGTTGTTCCTTCCGTTCTCGCAAGGCCGACTGGGACGTGCGCGGCCCCCTTGACTAAGCTGGGCGGCGCGTATGGCAAAACGGGTTTCATGTGCTTGCAGATTTCGATAGAAAACGACCCAGCGCCGCCCGACTTGCGCACGCCCCAACCGACCTTGCGACGTTTGATCCAAGCACCCGCGTCGGCGTCCGCTCATCCGCCCTTGCACATCGGGGGAAGCTATGCCTATGCGCCTACAAGGGACTTCTCGCTGCCCCACGCCAGAGGACGGCGCCGCGAAAGGGAGGCACCGCGACCAGTGCGAGCGGGCGCAGATGCGAGTGCTCGGTACTCTCCACCGCCAGCCGCTACTTGCTTGCCGCTCGACGCCATGCGTTAGGTTTTCTCTCCCCGTGGCGCGTCATCGCGTAGGGCGTACTCGGCTCTCGGTGGTCTTCGGATGTCAAGGTGCACTTGGAGTTAGTCGGCGATTGTCGCCTCGTGTTTGTCAGCCGTCATGTCGAGCAGGTATTCGGGCGTGCAGCCGTACAGGTTGCAGAGCGCCATCAAGTTGCTCGCAGTCGGCTCGGCCTTGCCGTGCTCCCATCGGTACACGGCGTTCGGGTGTGCGCCGATTCGCTCCCCAACCTGTTCGAGCGTCAGGTTGCTCCGTATGCGCTCGGCGCGCATGTTGTTCCGCATCTGTTCACCTCCCCACTTTGACTTGGCATTACACGTGTGGCGTGTGCCTAAACTCATATTACACATAGTATGGGTAACGGTCAACACGAAAATGTGAGAAAATACACCCACCACGGGTTTAGGAGTGATTCAGATGTTGAGGATTGCAGAAGCTAGGGAAGCGCGAGGCTGGACTCAGGAACAACTCGCCCAGGCGGTCGGCACCACGCAACAAACCATTCAGCGGTGGGAATCTGGGCAAGTAGACCCGAAGGTTTCGAAGGTCGAGGACATATCGCGAGCCCTCGGAATAACATTGTCTTTCTTGCTTGGCGTGGACGAGAACGGCAGGGACGCGACGAATGCGCTCTCCGCCGACGAGCAGAGCCTGCTCGCCCTCTACCGCTCCATGACGCCGCAATACCGCGCCATGCTCGTCAAGACCGCCGCGCTATACGCTGCGGACAGCGAAAAAGAGGCCGACGTTCCACGCGCTGCGCGGACGGCGTAGGTGAGCCGCCATGAGCATCACGCCGAGGCAGCTCTCGAACGGCCGCACCGTGTACGACGTGTGCGTGTACGTCGGCTTCACG